CGCATGTTGAGAGAACCACAAATACCATTGATAATCACGGTGAGTGAATTACCACTGATATGTGTTCCCTCAGTTAGACCAATGAGATCACCATTGAATGCTATGTAAGCGAAGACTATATCCCCAGTCATTGCCTCCATGATTCTAATGTCTTCCTCACTATAATCACACTCTTTCGCAAAGTCGATCAAAATTCGAAGTGCGGCAAAAATGAGTTGCGATGATAGTTTTTGGTCATATTTACCATAATCCCCTCCAATCAAACGTTTTAGACCATGTTTGGTAACGAACTTATAAAATTCTTCCCATTCTGGTCCGTGTGAATTGATTCCTACAGCGCACTCAGCAACTAAAGGATTCATTTGCAACACCCTCAAGATAGGTAGGAAGTACTTTCGGATTAACCATGTCAAAGAAAGCGCATTACCATAAAAGATTCTGCACTTCTCCTTAGACAAGATTTCGTCCTTCTTACAGGCTTTGGCAATAGGGTAAGCCCTCTCACCACGTCTGTAACAGTCTTCCAAACGTTTGATTTCGTCCATCAACTCTTCACTTAACTCTCGGTTATTTGGAAACTCCTCAGTGGGTTCCAATTCCGTGACATGATCTCTCTTAGGACCTGTCAATGGAAAACCGACAGATGTGTTAAGTTTTATTGCATCCATAAATTTTGCTCCAGGAACACCACAGAGATTTTCCTTATCCGTAAGTGGTCGCGTCTTGGACCACATCGGCTTCTGGAAAACATCTATCAAAGGCTCTTTATAGTCTTTGACGGCTGCTTGAAGCAAATCATGTGGGAATGGAGTGGCTGGAACAGCCAAGTTAGAGAGACAAGTCTGCCAACCATACCATTCGGGATGCATTTTAGGACCCCTGTATATATTAGGCACTCCACAAACATCTGTAACGTGTTCACTAATCGGTGTGACACGCACAGCTGATTTGGAGACAGATCTACCAATACAGGATCCCAGATACTCGATCTGGGAATTGGGGGGCAGGTAGTTGAGTGGACTCTTTTTATGAAGTCCATCCTCTTTCAACAGTTGGACACCAAGAACCTTGGTCTCGAACTTACCAGCTTCTCCAGATAGAACCACACCTTCTATCTTTCGAAGTTCTTGAAATGCTTTCCATAATTGTTGCTGTGTCAAGCTCCCATAGCACCCAACAGGAGTACCTGAAGTACCTCCTAGATGAATGCCAACAATTACAGATCCGTTGGTCTCGGATACTAAAGTAGCACCACAAAGACCATCGAATGTG